CCAGACCCAAGCGCAGCCGGGTCCCCAAACGGAGCAGTGTGCCTATGATCATGGTGTTTTCCCCAACCGGTGATCCTCGATCCGAGCGGCACGGGATTTAATCGCAAAGACGATGATGGCGAGGAAGAGCACGGCACCCAGTAGGGGGAGGACCGTGGCTGCATGCGCCCCAAGCCCGACCAAGTCCAACACCCGGGTCGCAAGATCGCGCCCATCTTCGGCCTGTGTGATCAGAGGCGCCAGATCGGTCAGGGCAATCCCTGCTGACCCGGCAGCCCCAAGCGCAATCTGCGCATTGGCCGCGGTAACGATGCGCGAGGCGTTGGGCTGCCCGAGGGCTCGTTCAGAGCTGACCACGCGCGGCTTTGCGGTCTCCAGCGCTGCGACAAAAGCGGCGTCAATTACCGGCTCCAGCGGCAGGCCGTGGTCAGCGCGGAAGGCCAGAACAGCGCTCCTGGTGCGACTGCCCATCACACCATCAACCGCGCCCACTTCATGATAACCAAGATCGCGCAACATCGATTGCACTGCCTTGATCGGGGGCGGACGCCTCGATCCGGAAGCTGGCGCGCGCCGAAGACCGATCAGCTTTGAGACTGGATAGCGCAGCACGCTGACCGCATCACCCTGATTGCCGCCCAAGGCAAACAGCCACTTGCCTTCAACACAGTCGATAAAAAAGACATGGCCCTGCCAGGCCGAGGTGCCGCGTGGGATGATGCCAATATCACCCGGACGCACTGCGGCCAGATCCACAGCCTCACCCCAGTCCAGATAGGAGCGCGCAGTCAGCTTGCGGGTGGAGCGGATCCCTGACTTCTCAAGGCAATGCCCCACAAAGGCCGCGCACCAGGCCACGTCGTCATGCTCGACCCAATCTTGGCCGATGGTGGCGTACATCTCAATGATCTTGGGGTTGTTTGCGGCCCCCGGTCCTTCGGTGGTGCCGATGTAGCTTCGGGCGATTTCAAAAGCGGTCATGTCTTTGTCCCATGCAAAAGGAAACGCCGCCCGAGGTTGGGCGGCGCTTGGGGTCTTGATGTTTGTGCAAATGTGTCAGAACACGCGCCGGAACACGTGCCAGAACGGGCAATTACTTCTTGCGGCCCAGCCAGGACGCCAACAGGGATTCAGCCCCGCGGGGCCCAAGATAGGCGAGGGTTGCCACAAAGCCTGTCGAGACCGGTTGCGCGAGGCCGATGTAATTCGCCGCAGCCTCGCCGATCAGCGCCATACCAACGGCAACGGGGATTTCCCACAGGAGCTCTTTGCCAAAAAAGCGGCGCCGGCCAAGTTTCACCTCGCCTGAATGCCACATCAGCCGTCCGGTCAGCGCACCGATCAGGGTGGTGACAGCGCCGCCGAATACCGAATTGATCATGTCGATAAACCCACCATCATTCATCGGCGTGCCTCCTCTAATGCCGCAACACGCGCGGTCAATTCCTTGACGGCCTCGATGAGAAGGCCTGTGATATTGCCATAGGCGACGGACAGTTGCCCTGCCTGATCTGCCCGCACGACCTCAGGCAGAACCGTCTCCACCTCTTGCGCCACCACGCCGATCTGGCGGGTTCCATCCATGGTGAACCGCACGCCGCGCAGAGCGCAAACCAGCGCCAGCGCATCTGGGATGGTCTCAATGTCAGATTTCAGCCGCGCATCTGACGAGGACACGAAGTTTGGCGCGGTGACAATTCCGGTGAAGGTCGCCCCCGTGAGCGCCGCCTTGCCTGCAATCGTGGCGTCATACTCCACTGCGGCTTTGGTCGCCATTGTGCCAAGCCCGAGGTTTCCCCGCGCCAGCGCCGTATTTGCCAACCCTGCCAGATTTCCCGCCGCATCCAAAAGTGCGTCCCAGCCCGTGTTCGTCGCATTGCGCCGCCGCAGCACCGGCGGCGAGGCAGAGGTGTCGACCCAGAGCATGCCCGCAACGGCTGCGGTCGGTGCCGACGCCCCGGCGCTGGTTGATTGTAGGGCGGCGATCACCTCGTTGATCCGGGCACGAACGGCGGCTCCGGCATTGTTGGTGATTACAAAACTCGATGTCTGGGGCATTCAGTGTTTTCCGTTCTGTATCAAGTCTTCTTGCGGGGTTTCGCGTTGGGGGCGCAGCCCACAGGCAGCGAAAGCGCGCGCGTTGTGCACGCAAAGCACTTCAGGCGACCTCATCGGCATAGAGCCGCAGTTGGGAGACGATGGGCGTGTAAGACGCATCCTTGGTGGAGAGATAGGCCCGGGCCTCAACGGCGCGGGCTTCGATTTCATGATTATCAAGCCGACCCCAAGGGCCCCAAGTGGGGCTGCTGTTTGGGTCGTCATCGGTTTCGCGGATCTCAAAGAGCACGTCGATTTCAGCCCCGGCCGCGCCGTCAAAGTCGGCCCAGCTATCCATAAGTGCTGTGCGCGCATCGATCCGGTCGTTCAGCGCCAGGGCTGCAACGCCGATCTCAGAACGCAGCCGCACGCGTTTGACGGCCCCAAGATCGAGCCCGGCAGCAAAACCGTATTGCCCCTCCATTGCAGTGACCTGCGTGACCCCGCCAGTTGTTGCGGTCGTCAATGTCAGGTTTGAGCCCACAACCTGCAGACCCGTCTTTGCGCCCACGAACCCCGGATCGGCCTGCAGATAGGCCAAGGTTGAGAACGCCAGCACTTGTGCACCCTTGGTAGACACTAGGGTTTCCGGTCCCGATCTGCCGCCACTGTCCTCTGCCCGTATGAGGTACGTCCCGGGCTTCAGCGGCACCACTGCAATAGCCTCGCCGCCGCCCACCCGGTCCATCGAATAGCTGTCCGACCAAGTCGCTGTGACCTCTTTCGAATGGCGGATCACGATATTGCCGCCAACCCGCACATCAGGATCAACGGAGCGGGCCCATTTCAGGATGGCAAGGCCACCTGCGGTCTGCAGCGTGACGCTGCCCAGCCCGGCTGGGGGTGCTGTCAAGCCCAGAATTTCGACTGACGCGGTTTGCCAGACCGACGACACGCCCAACACCGAGATCGCTTTCACCCGGAATTGCCATGCGCCCGGCGCTATATCGCGGATCTCAAGGCTGGTGCCATCGGTGCGCCCGTAATCCAGCCAATCACCGCCTACACTCTGCCGTGCCTGCAATTGATAGCCAGCAACAAAGCCCGAAGGGGCGGCCTCCCAGGCAACGCGCGCCAGAACCTTGAGCCCGCCACCATCGCGTGTGATGTAGAGATCCTCTGTAACCGTGGGCGGCCCCGGCGCTGGAATATCAAAAGCATTCGGCAACGCCGTACGCGGGGCGGCCGCATATATCTGTGCCTCGCTTGCCGACCAGTCGTACACCAGCGGCGAGGTTTCGCGCAGGACAAGTTCTGGCAGCAGCAGTGCGGCATCACCTGAGGCCGCAAGATCAAGGCTGACGCCCTGCACTTCAAACGGTTTGGCAGCAAAGCCCCAACGGGCGTAAGACAGCGTGACCACATCGCCCACGGTGGCCGCCCAAGCCGACAGTTTGCCCGACAGCCGCACCGTCATTTGACGCCGCGCACGCTCCAGCTCGATCTTGGCCAGCCGCTGCGCCATCGCAGCAGAGATGGTGAAGGGCAGCGAGATATCGCGCCATTTCTGCTCGCCGCCGTCTTCCGCCAAATAGGCCGCACTGGCATAGGCCGGAAAGTCATCAGGCTGCCAGTCGTTCTCTGGGCTGACGAACTGTCCGCGCACCCCGTTGAAGTTTGATGACATCGTCACCCGCGTGGCCAAGGTCAGACCAGCCTCGCGAACATGGTCTGAGGTCAGCGCCACGGACGGTGCGCGCCAGGCTCCTGCATGAATGCGCCAAGACCCGCTCGAGAAAGCGCAGCGTCCGGCGAAGGATGTCAGCAACCCCTCGATGATGGTTTTGGGAACCTCGGACAGCGTAATGACACCGTTGCACGCGTAGCGCGGCTCAGACCCACCCCCTGCAAGGGGAACGGTTTCGTCGCAGATGTTGGCCGCCTCGACGAGCGAGAGCTCATCGATTCCATCTGGCTGCCCGATCCGCGCGCCGATGCTCCAAATCGGATTGGCCATGTAGTCGGCAAGGCAGAGAGCGGGGTTTGCCGAATAGACAGACGTTTGGGTCCGCGAGTCCCAGATGTCGTTCTTGCCCTCAACATCGACCGTGATGTTTGGAATGCCGCCCGGGTAGGCGTCTTGGTCATACGTCAGCCGCAGATGGATGGCAGCGCAGCCCCGCAAGCGGTGGTTCTCGGTCCATTTGTCAGGCAGGGCCGCTTTCAGCGCAGCGAACGCGGTCTGGTTGGCATCACCGAGCTTCTTCTCGATTGTTACTTTGCCCGCCCAGCGACCTTGCGCAGCACCGGCTGCGTTCAGCGCGACCTCGCCTTCAAAATAAACAGCGCCGATGGAGTTCACCCGGTGCGTGGCCAGCACGATCACCAAATCAAGGACTGCGTTGTCAGATCCCGAGGAATGCAGGAATACTATAACCCCGCCCTTGCGCGTGCGGCCGTACACCAGATCGCGCGGCACCACGGGCTCGCGGATGGTCACCGTGCGGTTTTGCAGCGTCGTCTGCGGCTTTGGCATCAAGGCCTGTGCTGCATAAGACAGCAGCAGCGTACCGCCGATCCGGATCAGGGCCGCGCCAATGCCGCCTGCGGCCAATACTCCGCTGATCGCCCCCGCAACGGCGACGACGGCTGAGACGATGAAGGGCATGGGGTTCGTCCAATATCAGGTTGGTGGTTTTAAATAAACCAGGCAAGTCGGCAGGAAGTAAGCGGCACGGTCATGAGGCCTTCGGGTGCCATGCCGACCGCCGTAGCGCCGACGCAAATTCCAAAACCAAGGCCTGTGTCGGCCAGCACAATGTCACCCCTCTGGGCCAGCAGCGGCGTCTCGCGCGGCGCACCGAGCAGTGCGAGCCCCATTGCCTCAAGTGAAGCCCAGCCAAGACGGCGCATGACGCGCGCGCTGCCAAGCGCTGTGCTGTAGCGTCCGCGCCAGAGGGCGGCCACATCCGCGCCGTCCGTGAGCTGGCTTCGGATCCCAAAAGCAAATGTTGCACAGTCATGAACGCCCCAAGCGAAGGGTTTTAAACGTGCGACGTCGATTGCCTCTGCAAGATGACGTTCCCAATTGTCGATGCGGGGCATGGTCTATCCTCGTCCCCAGGTAATCTCACGGTCTTGAATGGCGGTGACATATTCAAAGCCGAGATCACCTGGATACAGCACCTGCTGGCTTTCATGGGTGTAGCGCCAGGTCCGCGCCACGGTCAGGTCGATCAACCGGCTCTCATAGCTGATGGTAATCGTGCAGCTGTCAGCATCATCCTTGATTTCTGGCACATCAAGACGGCCCGAGAAGGCCTGCACCGGATCGGCGATAATTTGGCCTGTTTCAGACAAAAGCCCAAGCCAGATCCGGCCGGGAAGGCCCTGACGCGCTTCCTCAATGGCCATTTGAACCAAATCAAGCGGTACGCCAGACAACGAGACCGCCGTGCCGCCCGCCACGACCTCGCCGATTTCATCAAGAGAACCGATGCCCAGAAGCGACCCCGCGCCAGCCCAAGTTTGGCCATTCCACACGATTTCGCCCAGCCCCGACCAAATCCGCACCCAGCCCGTGGCGAATTGGCCCTCGAAGAAGATTACGGGGCGAAGGTGTTGCTCTGCCAGTGCCGCAGCAAAAGCGGCGGTTACGTCTCGGCTCATGTCAAAGCGCCTCTCGGGCTGAGATCGTAAACCGATGCTGATCCGCCCGGCCAATGACCGTCGGCACCGGCGCCGTTAGCCGAAGAAAAACGGACGGGGCATTCAGGCCGATCGGCGTGCCGAGCTGAACGGTGCTGCGCAGGGAGGGTACAAACGCCAGCTCGGCCTCGCTACCAACCGGCGTCACATCCGCCGTCAGTTGATAAAGCCGTGTCGTGGTCTCGGACCCCAGCTGAAAGAAATCCCCCGCGCGCAGGCCAAGTCCCCAGCCTGCGGTGCGCAGGCTCAAAGTACCCGCCGCCTGCGTCGCAGTAACATAAGGATTGCCAGCCCCGGCCAGCACCTCAATCGTTGGGTCGGGAAACAGGAACCGCCCCCGCAAACCACCCAAAGAGGCAAAGAACGCAGACAACCTGCGCCCATTGCTGCCTTGGGTCACTGCCATCTCAATCTGGTACTCCCACCATGATGCGCCCCAGTCTTGGATTTGTGACGTGCCGGTAAACGGTGAGCGTGCCTCGGCCACGGAGGTAACCAGACGCCGTTCAAGTGCGGACACCAGCACCAGTGGCAACACTGCAATTGTCATATCGCCTGACCCCGCCGCCGCCCATCCGCGACGCTTTGCTTGGCGATGCGCGCGATTTCGGGCAGAGCCGCGCGCAGGCGGGCCTCAATCTGTTCGGCCACGCCAATCTGTGCGCCGCGCGCGTCAATTGAGATCGACATATTGGATGCAGCACCGCCTGCGCCATAGCCCGCCGCTTGCCTGCGGCTCAACACCCGCTCGCCGCGCTGCAAAATCGCGGGCACCTCATCGGGTTTCAGGCCCGCCCAGCCTCCGGCATGCATGCGCGGGGCTGCGGCAAAGGCCAGCGCGGGAACCCTGCGGCTGGTTCCGCCAGTCCCGACCATGCCGCCTGCATGCAAAACCGAGCCAAATATATCTCCACCCCCAAAGACCCCCGACAGCGCGTTGGCGATCGGGCCCAGAACCGCGCGCTTGAACGCCAGCGTTGCCAAATCAGCAAGGATTGAAGACACCAAGGACTTGAAGTCGAACTTGCCGGTGGTGATAAATTGCTTGAACGCAGTTTCCGCCGATTGAAAGCCGCTGACCAAAGTGCTGCCAAGCCCCTTGCCCCAGTCCATCGCCTGCTTGGAATAGTCCGCCAAGGATTGTGAGACGGCCGCCCAGCCCGTTTTGGCCACTTCAGCGGCGGTCTTAACCGCCCCACCTGCAGAGTTGGCCGCGTTTGTTGCGCTGTCCAAGGCCTCCGCAACGCCTGAGGCCGAGGCCTGTGCCTCATCAAGCGCATCAGCGCCCGCAGCACCACTGCCGCTTACGGCATCTTTGAGCGCCTGCCAACTTGCAAGCGGCGCTGTGGCCCCTGCGGCAAGATCGCTCGCGGCCTGGCGGTAGCTGTTTGCGGTCGCAAGCGCGTCAGTGGCAAGGCCGCTCAGACCAAGATCAGGTGCGGTCAGGGGATTTTTGGCAAAGGCGCGCTGGAACGCTTCGGCCGCCGCAGTGCCCGCCTCGGCTGAGGCCCCCGCAAAGGGGTTTGCAATATCGCCAAGGCTGATCTCGCCAATCTGACCGAAGGCCGTCTCAATCCCGACGGCTGCCAGCGCATCTCGGATCTTGCCGGTAAAAGCGTCAATTCGCCCGAGGGCTCCGTTCAGCATTGCCTCAATGCCGTCGAGCATGCGGTTGGCCGCTGTGAACACCAGATCGCCAATCACGCTGGGCAGGCGCGACCAGATTTCTTTCACGGCCAGAAGTGCGCCTTCAAAGGTGTTGGCCGTCGCATTGCCAAACCCCACCACGCTGTCGATCGCGGATGCCATGCCCATGGCCGCATCCGCTTTCAGATCGTAGAACATCGCGGTGGCCGCGGCCCCTGCCGAGCTGGTGGCCATTTTAATCCGGCCCCAAACCTCGACCGCGACGTCGTTCAAAAGCCCCATCGCGGCGCCAAAGCCGCCAGCACCCGCAACAAGCCGGGTGAACCAATAGACCAACTCACCAGCGCCCACGATCAGCGCGCCAATGCCTGTGCGGATAAGCGCGCCCCGCACGATGACAAGGGCTGTGGCAAGCCCGCGCACCGACAGCGCCGCTATCGCCATTGCGGCAACCCAACGTCCCGCAAAGAAGGCCGCAAAGGTCGCAGCATAGGCACCAAGCCGTCCAAGGTTGTCAAAAACAGCCGCAATTGCTTGGCCCAGCGGTCCCGTGGTTTTGGACACCGCCGCCAGTGCGTTGGCCACCGCCTCAAGGGCTGGAGCCGCTGCCACCGCCAGCTGGTTTGACACACCCCGCCAGATCAGCCCGAGGCGCGACAGCGCATCATTGGTGCGCTCAATCTGATCTGCGTCCTGTTCGGAGACAACAATGCCAAAATCATTCACGTCAGCGGTGGCTTGGCGCAGCGTGGCGGTATCAATGCGCGTAAACACCAAAGCTGCGCGGTCGCCAAAGAGCTGTGAGGCGACCGCCGCACGCTCTGCCTCTGGCACAAACTCCGCCAGCCGGTCCTGGATTAAGGCGATGCGCTGATCGAGCGGCAGGCTTTGCAGCGCGCTGACAGACAGACCAAGGCGGTCAAGCGCTTTGACGGCAGGGCCAGCACCTGCTGCTGCCTGGCTAAGACGCCTTGTCAGCTGCACCGTGGCCTGTTCGACATTGCCCATCGAGACGCCAGAGAGATCAGCGGCCCGGTCCAGCACTTGCAGACTTTCCACCGTGGTGCTGAGAGATTGCGCCATTTTAGCCTGCGCATCGACGGTTTGCAGGCCAGAGCGGATCATGGCCACTCCCGCCACCACTGTGGCCGCAGCCATAACACCCGCCGCAAGGGCCGCCCGGCGCGATAAGGCCGCAAGCCGCGCATTGGCCATATCCATCTCCCGGCTCAGCCTGCCAAAGCCGCGGCTGCCCGCATCGCCCACACCTTCCAGCTCGGCGCGCACTTGCCGTCCGCCGCTGGCAGAGAGGCGCACAGAGACACGTTTTTCGGTCATAGCCCTTGTTCCATCCTCTCGTTAAGTTTCTGAACCATTACCGCCTCAACAGCCGGTAACATCTCGGCTACAGCCAGCGGAGAGAGCCCAAGCGCGGAGGCCAGCGCAAAGGCTGCCCCCATGTCCCAGCCAATCACCGCATTGCCTGACGCCCCTTGCGCCAGCCGCAGCTGGCCGCCCAAGCGCTGCACCAGGTCCCAAACCTGCCAGCCTTCAAAGGTCTGCGGTGCGTTTACGCGGCTGGGGCAGTCGAGGCAGTCTTGCTCACAGGCGGCGCAATAGGCGTCACCCCCGCCGAAGGACCACTCGGCAAGGGCGCAAAGCCGTTTTTTTCCGCATCAATCAACAGGCCTTTGGCAACATATTGGGTCTGGAACGCCTCAAACACCGGCCAAAGATCCAGCAGCGCATCAATGGCAGCCTCAGAAGCTGGAAGTGGCACGCCGTCCGCATCGCCCACCCCCTCCCAATCGAGAATGGCCAAGCGGGCCAGTGCTTTGGCAAAGGCCACCGCGCGTTCGTCATCACTGGCACCAGTGGCAAGGCCCTGGATCGCAGGGTCCGCTCGTGCGGCCACCATCAGCGAGGTGGTCAGCGGGCGCAGCTGCAAACGCAGACCTGTGATGAGATCAAGCCACTTCGGCCCGTTGGAAAGGTTGAGTTCTATCATGCATAGCTCGCGACTGAGTTGGTGAGGACAATGGTGCAAAGCCGTGCAGGCGTCGTCCCCTTCGCCGCCTGCCAATCAAACGAGGCTTGAATGCCCTGCGGCCCTTGGATCTCGATCCGAGGCCGGGGCAGATAGACCGCATGGGCGGTAAAGCTGAGGCTGGCACTGGCCCCAAGGCTGTAGCTGAACTCCAACTCGCAAGGCGCGCCATCGAGGGCTTGGGTCACCAGCGCGCTATCAGCAAAGCGCACGTCAATCTTACCCGTCAAAGCCGCCATCGCCGGATCCGCCCCATCAATCTTGCCATCAGCGCGGATGGTCTCGACCCGCTCAAGGTTGTTGGCATAGGTAATCTCTGCCGAGACCACATGGCCAAGGGCGGTGCCATTGCGCTTGATGGAGCCGTTAAAGTGGCCAAAACGCTGCAGGGCGATTGCGGCGGGCGTACCCGCGCCTGAGACAGTGGCAATCGTCTCACCTTGGGCGATGATCTTTGCCGTCGCCGTCAACAGCCCGGAGCGCTGCATGGTCCAGCTCAGCTGATCCAGCTTGCAGCCTGAATACATCGCATAGCGTGGCACCTCCGGCATCCCGGTTTCCACCGAGAAGCTTGGCAGCGCCCAAGACCCTGAGGTGAAGGTGTGGGTTTTTGGCGTGGTGCCGCTGGTAACAGGCGCGCCAAAGGCCGCCTTGAGCCAAAACCCGAACGCCTCGATATCAATCGGCACCGAGACATCACCGTCCGCCGTCACCGCATCTTTGATCGGGGCCAGCGGATCGCGACCATAGCCCAAAAGGTCCGAGGCCAGCAGCGGTTGCTCAGCCCCTAGCGAGGTACTGGCAAAGGGCATCAGCTTGAACCCCGTGGTCGGAGCGGTGCCATAAATAGTCTCAAACGCCAGCGCCATCTGCGCCCGCGCGCCTTGCGCTCGTGCCATGGGGGTCTCCTCATTATGGTGGGGTGTCAGGCCAGTGGGCCGGTGGTGGTGTAATGCAGAACGATGGTGATCACCGCCGCCTTCAGGCTCGCCGCCCCCTCGACGGGCAGATCGACCGGGCGCGGCGCTTCCGCCTCAACCCAGTCGCAGAGGCCACCCAGCGTGTGGTCCGCAGAGATCACGGCGCCGATTTGGCCGCAAAGTGTGGCAAAGCCCGCATCACGGTCCACACCCTGCACGATAATCTCCAGCTCCACGCGGTGCTGGAAGTGATACAAAAGCGGCGACAGCGTCACCGCCGGATCTCCCGGATCGCCGTCGCGTAAGATTATGAGGCCAGAAGTTGGCACGCGTTCAGGCACAACCTCGCCGCGCAGAACCGGGACGAACGGGATCAGCCGCAAGAGATCCGCAAGGGCAGTTAGAATGGTTTCGCGGGTGGTGGGCATATGTTAATCCAAGACTGATGGTTTCGTCGGCGGCGGCTTCAAAGGGTAAATGCTTCAACCTGCACCGATAACCTTTTCATGCTTCGGTTTGCTTCATTTGACAGCATAAGAAATGACTGGGCACTAACACGGCCTCGAAAGAACGCACTTTATGATCACTTCTCGCTCGACAACATCAGTTACTATTGTCGCAATACTAAGTTGCGCTGCGCTCCTGTTTGCCGGCAATGGGCTTTTCCAGACGTTGTTACCTATCCGTGCGACACAGGAAGGCTATTCTAGCGCACTCATCGGTTGGCTTGGCACCGCATATTTCGGCGGTTTCACAATCGGGTGCTTTCTCGGTCCCAAGATCATCATGAGTGTAGGTCACGCCCGAACGTTTGCTGGTATCACGGCGTTGCTGACGGCGACGATCCTCGCGTTTCCATTATTCGTTGATCTTCTATTTTGGGGTTTCCTGCGCGTCTTGAGCGGTGCGTGTTTGGCGATGCTCTATATTGTCGTTGAAAGTTGGTTAAACGACAGCGCAAGCAACGCAAACCGAGGTCGCACGCTGTCCATCTACATCATTGTGAGCAACATCGTCACCATGGCCGGACAGCTATTGGTCAATTCGTTTGATACTTTGGATGCGACCTTGTTCATCCTGGTCGCCATCCTGATCTGCCTGTCTATTGTGCCGATCAGTTTGACACCGACGCCTGCGCCGTCTCCGGTCCCTTCTGCACGGCTTGATCTCAAGGCACTTTACAGGTTGTCGCCTGTGGGCGTTGTAGGTTGTTTGCTTGCTGGTATCGTCGAAGGAGCCTTTTGGTCACTTGGTCCTGTTTTTGCGCAAGGTCGCGGCATGGGGACGGCCGATGTTGCGCTGTTGATGGCAGCGTTTGTATTGGGCGGAACTATATCGCAATGGCCTTTGGGTTGGGCATCTGATCGGATTGATCGACGGATTGTTATTTCAATGGCAGCATTTGGCACTGTCGTAACAGGTCTCGTGATAGGCTTCGATATTGTCCCACAAGGTCTGGCAACCTTTGTCGTAGCAGGTTGCCACGGCGCGTTGATGATACCGATTTACGCCCTTTGCATTTCTCACGCAAACGACGTTGTTCCAAACGAGCGCATGGTGGAGACAAGCGGGGGCTTGCTGTTGTCATTCTCGATTGGCGCAACTGCGGGGCCGATCACGGCATCACTGTTTATGCGCGATGACCAACCGGGTGGCCTCTTTATCTTTATAGGCGCAACTCTATGCCTGTTGGGATTGTTTGTGATCTATCGGCTACTGACCGAGAAACGCAAAAAACCGCTGAAAAAAGCACCGTATGTCCAAACGTCAGCGGCGTCGCACGCGGTATTTCCGCCTAACGCTGATTAGCCAAAACGGCGAGTGCAGCAAACCGCTGAAACCAGCTGGCCGTGTTGCCATCACCAAGGTCGGTTTTGTCCCACATTGCGGGCATCAGCCAAGTTACCCGTCCACCCAATTGGCCACAATCAACCCCGGCACGCGATCAATAGCCCGCTCTGCATCGCGCGCCAGATCAAGGCGTTTAGCCAGCTTCACCTGTGGCACCAACAAAAAGATCGGCACGGTCGCGACGCCGCGCCCGGTCTTTGACTTTGACGCAACACCCAACCCACGGCTGTTCAACCGCCCTTCAGCCACCAGCAAACTCGGCCCCCGCCTGCGATAGATAAACCGCAACTTCAGTCCTTGCTTGCGTTCCCATTCACCCGGAGTGATCCGGCCACCACGGGCTGACTTGCCCGCAGCCGCTGTAGGGATCGCCAGCCAAAACCCGTCCTTGGACCGG